AGGGCTTCAGCGCGTAAGCGTTCAAGTTGCGAATCAATGGAGCCAGACACACGCCCACCGCTTGTGGTGATTGTACGTTCTGGCGCGGTTGCCGCCTTTCGGTTAGTTACTTTCAACTGAGTCTCCAGTTTTGCTACCGCAAAGGCAAACTTTACGGGGTCGGTGATTGCTGCAAGTTCCTTTGCTCGCTTGGTGCTTTTGCCAATTGCGTAGATAAGCAAAGCGGGATTGTCAGAGCCTTGTAGAACTATTCCTTGCTGCGTGACGTTGAATGTGTCCAAAGCCGTAGCTTCAGCTTCATCGTAATCCCGCACCTTTAACGAAGATTTTGCCTTCGCATAGGAATCAAGCTTGTCCTGCCATGCTTTAGCTTCAGTATCTTGCTGGGCTTTGGCATTGGCTTCGGCTGCATCGTATTCGCGTTTATGCTCATACCAGTTAGCCAGCTTCTGTTCGTACTCGTCGGAGTCATAGTCGCAACTTTCAAGCGTTGGCTTTGTTACTGCTGCAATTGGTTTGGTCTCAGTTGCTGCTGTGTTTAGCTTTGCTTCAAGTTCTCGTATCTTCCGCTCTTTTTCCCGATTTGATTTACGCAATTCACGCACCCAAGCAGGCGCACGAACTTCTTCATCTTGAGGTGGCGATTCCTCTCCGATAGATATAACAACTTCATCCTCGTCATCTTCTTCGTCATCTTCAGCCATTTCGATGGAATTGGTCTCATCGTCTGATTGGCCATTGATGTCTGTGTCGATTTCGATTGTGTCAATATTGTCGTTATTATCCAGTTCTGCCGTTTGCATGTTTAACCCCATTAACTCACCCAAATTTGTGGAGGGTGGAACCACATATTTACACCATCACATATTTTTATAAATAATGCAATGATGTCAAAAACCCAGTGCCATTAATAGCAATGCGTCATTGTTTCCCTGATCGAGTAAAAGGATTTCAATAGCCTCTTGCTCATCATCTAAGAACTGTTGGATTTCGTTTGCAGCGGCTTTTAAGCCCGCATTGATAATATCATTATTCTGATCGTTAGCGGTCTTTACATTCAGTTGGATCAACAGTTTATCAAGTTGCTCTTGTAGTGCGTTCGATGTGCCTTTTTCATTTAGATAGGCTTCGAGTGTCTTTGCTGTTTTCTTTGCTACAGCCAGACTGCTTGCAGCTAAAACATCAACGTTTCTTGCAACCTGATTGGCTGACAAGGCCGCTTCCAGCATGGCGCGTTCGTTGGCAAATCCTGTTTTCTTCCGCTTAGTGCTTTTAGTTTTAGTACTTCTAGCTTTAGTGCTTGATGAATCCTCTCCGCCACCACCACCAACCAATTGGACACCTGGTTGACTGACCGAAGGAAAATACAAAATGTTCGTGTTGGTGTAGAGCGCGGGTAGAAGTGTCTGCGTTCCACCAGCAATCGTAACTATAGGGCTATAGAACGTGTTGGTATTGGTATAGAGTGCTGGAGTAAGATTAACCGCACCCTTAACCACCGTGGCGCTATAAAACGTATTCGTATTATTAAACAGAGCGGGTGTAAGTGTTATAGTTCCACGACTTACTGTGGCCGAATAGAAGACGTTTGTATTATCGTAGCGTGCAGGCGCAAGTTCATTGCTTGCCGTAAGCGTAGCTGAATAGATCGTATTTGGATTAGTGTACAGATTTGGAGTAAGCGTCTGTGGTGCACCAGATTGCGTAACCGTTGGATCGTAAAAGTTGTTGGTGTTGTCATAGCGGTCAGGGGTGAGCGTGTTAGTTGCCGCAACAGTAACCGCATAGAACGTATTTGTGTTAGTGAACAGTGCAGGGGTTAGCGTGTATCTAGCCGCAACCGTCGGCGTGTAAAACGTGTTCGTATTCGTGTAGATACTAGGGACGAGTGTAACCACGCTTACTGGTAGCGAGGTAAAAGGTGTGTCCGCAAAAGGAGAGAAACCGAACATTTAGGTTACCACCTTTCGTTGGCTAACTAGCTATCTACCTAAACTTTGGGCCGGATAGCCATACCACAAGCGTGCGCCTTGCGCCAGACGCAACACTGTAAAGCACAAAGCCAAGAAATGCCACAACAAACCCTTGTTTCTTTTTCATAATGGTGAGTCATTGCTATTAGTTAATCCTTTTCTGGTAATGTAACCTCAACCCAAGCCAAGGTTGCTTCATCCCATGTGTAGGATTTTCCGTCATTTGGGCGCGGTGTGGGCGCATCCCACAGGCATGTTTCTTCGTTAAGCAGCCATGATGGGAATGGTGAGGGCGAGATAAACGCATCGCGCACCGCGTCGTATGTGTAACCGATGCCAGCGTAATTCTTGCGTAACGGACGCCCTTTTGGGTGTTGCCCACCGTATGTATTGTATGATGTCTGAACGAAAAGCGCAGGGTCGCCAAACAGCCCTGTGTTGACCACATCTTGCTCAATAACAAGAACCTCAGTGACGATCCCATCGATGACTTTTGCAAAATGGCTCATGCGGTGTAACTCCCAGATGAGGTGAACTTCAAAATTGTATTGGAACCACTGGTTGTAACCGTTGGCGAACCTGTGGTTGTGCCGCTGTAGTCGGCTGTTGGCACGGAGAGGATAACAACACCCGAACCGCCAGCGCCGCCTGTGCGTAATGTACTGGATGCCCCAGCGCCACCGCCGCCACCGCCTGTGTTCGCAGTTCCTGCGCTACCGTTAGCATCAGCGCCACCGTTTCCGCCGCCGCCTGTGCCGCCTGTGCCCGCTGTACCAGCAGTACGTTTACCGCCACCACCACCACCAGCGTAAGTTACCGAGGAGCCAGTAATTGAACTTGCTGTACCCGCGCCGCCATTACCGCCAGAGGTACCGGTGCCAGCCACGCCAACAGCAGAACTACCGCCGCCACCGCCACCAACTTGAGCGTTGGCATCTGTTGTGCTGTTTTGTCCGCCACCACCAGCAAAACCTTGACCGCTAGTTCCAGCGCCGCCTGATGTGGTTCCCGCCGCAAAGGTACCTGAGCCGCCGCCGCCTGAAGCGCCAGCAACGCCGTTGCCGCTACCTACGCCGCTACCGCCGCCGCCACCGCTGGCCGTTACGCTTAGTGCCACAGAGTTGCTGCCGGTATTTCCGTTTCCGTTGGCTGCTTGCACAGTGCCACCAGCGCCGACAGTTATCGTGTAAGTAGTTCCAAACACTAAAGTCGAAGTGCCTGACAACAACCCACCGGCACCGCCACCACCAGTGCCCATGTTAAGATTATTTGAGCCGCCAGAAGCGCCACCAGCAACAATGAGGTAAGAGGCGGTGGTGGACGTTGCCAACGCACCAAAAAGTATATTCCACGAATTTGTGTCAGTTTTTAACAACTGCAAAGAAGTTCCAAGACCTGCTTTTGGTGCTGTAACTGCGCTTTGACTACCATTTGGGTATACAGAAACACCAGAAATGCCTAGGTTTATTGAGTTTGTCCCAAAATTGACAAGCGCAATCAACGTCCCAATCGGAAACGCCACAGATGCGTTTGTCGGGATCGTGATTGTTTGTGCGCCAGTGTTGGCGGAATATATGTGCTTACCAGCATCACCCAAAACAAGCGTGTAGTTGCCGCTTTGGATGTTTTGCGGGTAAGATACTGCACCTGATGCAGCGGCGCTAGATACCCAAGTTGTGCCGTTACTGGTCAGGACGTTACCGTTAGTGCCTGGAGCAACTACTTGAACCGCGCTCGTTCCGTTGCCTAAGATGACGTTGTTGGCTGTCAGTGCAGCCGAGCCTGTTCCGCCATTAGCCACAGGAAGAAGGCCGTAGCCGTCCGAAATAACCTTCTCCGCTGGGTAGGAAGAAAATACGGTAGATGTCCCCGCAAGGGTAATAGCAGCGCCTGCTGCACTAGATGAAAGAATCGTTGTCCGTGCTAGAGTAGTACCAGAAGACGTATAAGTACCGATCCCAACTTCCCAGTTATTACCGCTGGTAATGGTGTAGTAGGTGGTGTTTGCATTACCAACAACCGCAAACGACTGATAACCAGCTACGGCACCAGCAAGAGTTATCGTGCCAGTGCCTGTAGTAGTTGTCGTTTCCTGTACGCGGTTAGAGAGAACCAAGGCCATGCGTTAATCTCCACGCAATAATGTTTAGAGCGCAAAGATACCAGAAGCGTTCCAGGTAATATCAATGTTACCGCCATTCGGTGTTACGGGTAGGCCAGTTACACTTGTGTCTATGTATGCCACCAATGGTGATGTAGCGGACACGCCTGTATCAATGTAAAGGATAAGAGCTTCCACAGAGCTACCAGTTACTGCCGTGAACGTAACGTCAGCGCCATCAAACACGCCATTAGTAAACGTCTTCGATCCTATGGTTTGCGGAGTACCTACCGCCGCCGCAGATGCCGATGAATAAAATTGATCCGCTGCGTTGTAGGTGTATACGCCAGTGTCGATCAACGCCACCTTGACAGTGCCTGCCGAGAGGTTGTTATTTGCTGTGAACTGAAGCAACTGCTCTTTCCACTTTTGATATAATGCGTTAGCCATAAATATTTCCTTATTCTATTCCGACAATCTTACCTTTTTCGCGGATCAATTTCTTTGGCCTATTAACCGCTCTAAGTGCAGCCTCTGTAGCTTCTTTCTGAGTCTTGCTCATTGCATCAACCGCATCCTTGAAGCCAGCAACGCCGCTATCAATTCCAGACACTGCATTCGTAATGCTTTGGCTTGCTTGAGACATCGTTTGTGCTGCGTTAATTTGAGCATTCACAGTCTCAACCTTAGATTCGATTTCTTGCAGTTGACGCATTTTGATGGCTAAATCAACCCGCTTGCTTTCAATATCTAACAGTTCACGCTCTTGCTTTATCGTGTTAGCATTCTCACTCTGACCTCTAGCACCGGAACCGTTGCCTGGGCCTTCAATTTCAGATAGTATTGAAAGCGTATCAGCTCTCGACTTTTCAGCGTTCGCCATTGTAAGCTGAGTATCCGCATCAGCTTTACGAGCCAATGCTTCCGACTTCTGCGCTTCAGCCATCAGATACATTGTTTGAGCGTCAGGCTGCACGTTTGCTTGCGCTTCCATCATTTGCTGCTGTTCTTCTTCCGATGGCTTCATTACGCCCATCTGGACTAGCTGCTTACGGAAGTATTCCTTGATGTCGCCAATGCCTTCACCTTCCATGTTCATGATAGCCATCGACTGTAGAACCTGTTGGGTTGTTGGGTCAGTGGTAACTTGCATCATGCCTGTAAGCGCACGTACTGTGGCATCACGGCGGCTCGATGACGATGGGCCAACGTCTACCGCAACGTCAAACAAAGCATCGCCCAGGTTGTTCTCATAAATGAGTTCGCCAGTTTCTTCGTCGATCTGTGGCTTCATCAGTTCAATCGAGCCAACTTCTTCCATAGCGCCGACTACCTTCATCTTGCGCTTCTCTTCAACGTAGATGTCTTTTGACATTGACAGCCAGATCTCACCACAGCGCCGCACAGCCTTAGCCATGTTGCTCATGTAGATGAACGTCTGCATATCCAAGCGGGTCTGGATTAGCTCTACAGCCTTGCCGCTAATGCCGCTAACCATCTTGTCGGCTTGCTGGCTGCTTCCAAGTATCTCAGCCATATCCAATTCAGTGATCTGCAACAGTGCTGCCATCGCTGGCGGAATCTGTGCAGACTTAGTGTAGGCAACTGGGCCAGCAGCAGTTGTCTCGCCGTTTGGCCCTGTAATTGGATTGATTAACAGATAAGGATAGTTGCGAAGGTTATCCTCTGCCCACATTACTTGATGGCCTGATACCTGTTCAGGAACAAGGATGGGCTTTTCAATCGACGAAAGCGCACTGATCTCACCCAGCTTGGATAGCTGCATATTCTTCAGGCGCTGTGGATCTTTGGCTAAACGCACATGGCCCATGCAACGCTCGACGTTATCAACGAACCAACGCTTGCCATAGACAGGAACGATAGGAATGTTCTTGCCAGCAATGTAGCCCATATCGTCAAGGATGCCGCCGCCGCTCATGATGTACTTACGAACGCGCTTACGCTTAGTACGCTTCTGGCGTACTTCTACAGTGCCAACGGCTGCTAGTGTTTCCTCTAGCGTTTCGTCTGCGTCAAAGTCTGCTTGTGTATAGCGTTCTTCTTCGCCCTGTATCGTCAGGAAGATGCGTACAGTCTCGCGGGTTTCTTCCACACGATAGTATTCAGCAACAAACACAACGTCAGGCGTATCCCAATCAAACTCATACTGATGGACTACTTTGGGCCATGTTGATGGGTCATCATTCCACTCAGCCTTATAAGCTTCCTGCGTCATTGAATACAGAACGAAACAATACTTAGCGTCAGCCTTGTCCTGGCGCTTTGCATCTAGATCGAAGAACACGGAGCTATCAGCGTCATAGATTGGTTCTATGCGAATGCGCTGGCGTTCGTCCTCATCGTTCTCGTCATCTTCATACGCTGTGCGTAAACGCCATGCGCCATAGCCACCGCCGACTGCTTCCTCAAAAGCGTTGTCGTATGCTTCTTCTGCGCCGCTGTCACGTTCATCTGCACGGTAGAGACCATTGCACGTTTCGGTTAGCTTGTCGTTTGCTTCACCATCTTTGCTTACAAAGTCTACGGCAATGCGGTTGTTACGGTATTCGTTGATGATACGAATGACGCTGAGATGGATCTTGTTTACCTCAAAGCGTGGCTTGTTTTCGTATTGGTCACCTAGTGGGCCTTCCCACTGCGCTCCAGCAATGGAGTAAAAGCGTCGATCTTGTAAGCACTGCAAGCGTTCATCACGCACAGATGTTTGAACACGATCAAATTCTACCAACGCTTGTTGATGGATGTTCGAAAACCTTTGTTCTTTATTTAATCGAGCCATTTACCACCTACTCACAGTTGCTAAAGGTTGCACATCAAAAGTCTTGGGAACGACTGCTCGACGTATGGCCTCGCACGCATAACGTAGCGCGTCTATAAGGTGGTTATCACGATCTGCAAGGATTGGCAAGATTTGTCCTGTCAAGGAGTCAGTTTTATAACTATAGCACGTTAATTCGTCGATTGTGTGTTGGCAGCGAGGGTGAACAATGATGTCGTAAGACTTGAGCCATTCAACGCCTTCTTCTACAGACTT